AGCGCCGAAATACCCCCGAGGAAAACGGGAAGGCCGGAAAGGGCACAGGAAAAATACCAGGGCGCAGGCCGCGCGCGGGAAACGCGCCGCGATCGCGCCAGCGCGGGAGGCCCGGGAGGCCCAGGAGGCGCAAATGACCAGAGAGCAGAAATACATCGAGCAGATGCAGCGGCTCGGCATCTATGACGAGATATTCGAGCCGGAGGTGCACACACTCTGCATCATGGAGCGCGACCTGCAGCGCCTCACCAAGCGCTGGAAGGAGGAGGGCTACCGGACCGTGGAGAAGAACGGCCGGGGCCCGGCCACCACGGACAAGAACTTCGACGCGATCATGACGCTGCGGCGCCAGATCCTTTCCATGAAGGACGCCCTCGGCTTGACGCCGAAGGCGCTGGCCAGGCTGAAGGGCAAGCCAGCCGTTGAAGCGACCGACGAGGATGAAGACCTGCCGAAGGTGACGGTGCTGGGCTTTGTCCAGGATAAATACGCATGATCGGGGCGCAGACACCGCGGATCAGCGTGGAGCCGCCCAGGATCAGCACGGACGGCGAGGGAGCCGCCATGCTCATGGCCGAGTACGGCTTCCCGCTGGATCCCTGGCAGCGGATGATACTGGACTGCTGGTTAGGGCGCGACGAGCGGCGGGAGTACACCGTGACCAGCGGCGGGCTTGCCTGCCCGCGTCAGAACGGGAAAAACGGCTGCCTGGACAGCCGGGAGCTCTATGGGCTTTCGGTGAAGGGCGAAAAAATCCTTCACACAGCCCACCAGACCGCAACAGTCAAAAAGTCTTTCCGCCGGCTGGAGTCCATTTTCACGGACCGCCGGCATCCGGAGATCTGCGCCATTGTGAAAGACATCCGCTACACCAACGGCGAGGAGGCCATCTATCTCACCAACGGCGGCGGCATCGAATATTCCACGCGGACGCGGCAGCGGGCCCGCGGCTTTGACGGCGTCTCCCTTGTGGTCTTTGACGAGGCCCAGGAACTGACGGACGACCAGGTGGACGCCATCATGGCCACACTGGCCGCCAGCAGCACGGGGACGCGGCAGATCCTTTACACCGGCACCCCTCCCTACCCCGGGGCGCCGGGCATGGTGTTCCGGCGGCGGCGGGCGGTCTGCCTCACCAATCCGGGCGCGCATGACGCCTGGCACGAGTGGAGCATCGAAGCCGAGAGCGTGGAAAAAATTAACCTGACCGACCGCAAGCTCTGGTATGCGACAAATCCGGCGCTCGGGATCCGGCTCACGGAGGCCTTCACCGCCGAGGAGCTGAGCACCCAGAGCCCGGACGGCTTTGCGAGAGAGCGGCTCGGCTGGTGGAGTCCGATCCTGACACAGGAGGCGGACTACGCCATCGACACCAAGGCGTGGGACGCCTGCCGCAGCAAAGCGCCGAAGCCGGAAGGCAAGACCGCCTACGGCGTCAAATTCAGCGCCGACGGCGCGGAGGTTTGCCTCTGCGGCGCGGTCGTTCCACAGGACGGCCCGGCGCGGGTCTCCATGATCGAGCGCCGGCCCACGGGCCGGGGCATCGCATGGCTTTCCGAATGGATCAATGAGAGGAGCAAGGCGGCAAGCTGCGTCGTCATCGACGGGCGCAACGGCGCCGACCTGCTTGTGGAGAACATTAAGGACACCTGGAAGGCGAAGGGCGCGGTGATCCGGCCCAGCTCCAGGGACGTGATCGCGGCGGTCAGCACCCTTACAAATGCCGTGAACGAGCGCACCGTCACCTGGTTCACCGGTCAGCCGGCGCTCAGGGACAGCGCCGTGACCAGCGTCAAGCGGCCCATCGGAGGCGGCTGGGGCTTCGGCGGTGACAACAGCATCCCCATCGAGGCCGCGGCACTGGCGCTCTGGGGCGCGAAAACGAGCAAGCGCGACCCGACGAGAAAGATGAAAATCGGCTGACAATCCCTCAGTCGGCTACGCCGACAGCTCCCTTTGCACAAGGGAGCCAAAAAGGAAGGAGTTTTATAAATGGCGCTGAAAATGGATCCGTCGAGTATCGGCGGGCTGACGGACAGAGAACGGGAGCAGCTGCGGCAGCTGCTGAAGGCCTACACCGACCATCACAGCAAAAACGTCGAGAAAAACAAGTATTACGAAGGCAATATCAGCCTGGACAGCGTCAACCTCGGCATCGCGCTCCCGTCCGGCATGCGCGGGCTGGAGATCGGCTGCGCGTGGGGCGCGAAGTGCGTGGACGTGCTGGCCGCCCGGTCGCAGTTCGACGGCTTTGTCAGCGTCCAGGGCCAGACCATCCCGGAGCTGGACCGGATCGTCGAAGGGAACGACCTCGTGACGCAGTACATGCCCGCCACGCGGGACGAGCTGAAGCTCGGGTGCACCTTCGCCACGCTCTCCGCCGACAAGGACATCGGCTGCAAGATCCGCTTCCACTCGCCGCAGACGGCGGCGGGGCTCTGGAACGGCGCGAAGGGCCGCATTGATTGCGGTTTCGCCATCATCGACACGGCCCCGGACGAGAGCAAGGTCACGGACTGGACGCCGTCCGTCGTCAACCTTTACACCGACGACGCGATCATCGTCCTCGTGCGCAACGGCAACAGCTGGACCGCGACGCGCCACCCGAACAAAATGGGCCGGCCTCTCATGGAGCCAATGATCTGGAACGCGACCAGCGACAAGCCCTTCGGCCGGTCCCGGATCAAGGAGCCGATCCGCCGGCTGATCCAGGGCTACGTCCGCACCATCGCGAACGCGAGCATCGGGCTCGAATTTGCGACAAGCCCGCAAAAGTACCTGCTGGGCGTGACCGACGAGCAGTATGAGGTGCTCATCAATCAAAAATTCAAGCAGTACGTGGGCAGCATCCTGGCTTCGACGACGAATCCTGAAACGGGAGAAAAGCCCACCTTCGGCCAGCTGACGCAGGGCAACATCTCCCCGCACGTGGAGATGGTCCGGATCCTCGCCACGCAGTTCTCCGCGGCGACGGGGCTGACCGTCACAGACACCGGCGTCGTCAGCGAAGCCAACCCCACCAGCTCCGACGCCATCCTGGCACAGAGCCAGACGCTGGTGGCCGCCGCCGAGCAGCTCAACCGAGGCAACGGAAACAGCCTCCGGACAATCGCCCTCATGGCGCTGGCCGTGGCGCGCAACGTCACCATGGACGAGCTGACCGATGACGAGCGGAACATCGTTGCCCACTTTAAGAACCCCGCAATGCCCAGCGTGGCCGTCACGGCGGACGCCGCGATTAAGATCGCCAGCGCCAGACAGAGCTTTGCGGAGACGGACACCTTCCTGGAGATGATCGGCTTTGACCAGGCAGACATCCGGCGCATCCGGGCACAGGAAGCCAGGGCGCGGGGGCAGGCATATCTACAGGAGATGGGACTTTGATCATCGCCGTGGACTATGACGGCACCCTTTTTGACGCAGGCAAAATCAACCGAGGGCTGATCGCGCAGCTACGGCAGGCACAGCGGAACGGCGACACCGTGATCCTCTGGACCTGTCGAGAAGGAAAACGCCTCACGGAAGCGCTAGACGCGCTGCACCGGGCCGGTTTCCATCCGCAGTTTGTAAACTGCAACGCCCCAGAGGCTGTCCGGAGGCTCCACCACGACCCCCGGAAGATCTTCGCGGATCTGTATATCGACGACAAGGCGGTGCAAGCGTGGAAATCAGCAAAACGAGCTGGCAGCGATACTTAAGCGGGCTACGCAAGATAAACGACACGGCCACGGCCAAAATGCTCTACTATATCGAGCAATTCGGTATGCCAAAAAATCAAGATGACCTGGCGGATTTTATCTGGGTTGCTTTCAACATCTCCACCAAATACGGAGAGGCTGCGGCTGCTCTGGCGGCGGAAATGTACGACGCCGTCGCGCTGGCATCGGAGGTCAGCGTGGCCGCCGCCGAGCTCGCGCCCACGCCCACCATCGAGGAGGTGGCCAAGGCGGTCAACGGGACGCTGAAGACAAAAAACCCGAAAATCGTCTCCGAGGCGGTGGGACGCATGGTAAAGATGACCGGCGTGGACACCACGATGAAAAACGCGCTGCGGGACGGCGCGGAATGGGCGTGGATCCCATCCGGCGACACCTGCGCCTTCTGCATCACCCTCGCTTCCCGCGGCTGGCAGCGGGCCAGCAAGGCGGCCATCAAGGGCGGGCACGCGGAGCACATCCACGCGAATTGCGACTGTACCTACGCTGTGCGTTTCGACCGGAAAACGAATGTTGCAGGGTATCACCCGGAGGAATACCTCGAAATGTACGAAAATGCCGAGGGGCAGACGTCCAAGGACAAAATCAACTCCATGCGGCGGGAGTTCTACGCGGAGAACGCCGAGGAGATCAACGCCCAGAAGCGGGACAATTACGAGAAGCGCCGGGAGCGCGAAAGCTCCGCGGCGGAGGAGACCGAGGTATGAGCTCATACGACTACGGAAAGCCGGAAGTCTGCGCCTGGATCCGCCGGCACTTTCCGCCGGAAACGACGATCCTGGACGTGGGCGCCTGCGACGGCAAATGGCGGCGGCTGCTGCCGGAATATCCGAACATGGACGCTGTTGAAGCCTTCGAGCCAAACGCAAAGCGCCTCCAGGGCTACCGCGACGTTTTTCACAGCGACATCTGCGACTTCGGATACGAGTGGTATGACCTGGTGATCTTCGGCGACATCGTCGAGCATCTGAGCGTGGAGGCGGCAAAAAACGAGCTGGAATACGCCAGGGATCGCTGCAGGGACATGATCGTCGCCGTGCCGTTCCGCTATGAGCAGGACGCGCTTTACGGCAACCCCTACGAGGTGCACGTCCAGCCTGACCTGACGCCGGAAATCTTTGCAGAGCGCTATCCGGGCTTCGAGGTCCTTCTCCGGGCCCGCGACAACTATTGCTATTACCACAAAGGAGTAGAGACATGAAGGTGCTGATCCACGCCTGCCCGAAGCGCATGTGGTACGTCGAGGGCTGGCTCGTGCCGGAGCTCCGGCGCCAGGGCGCGGACAGCGTCGAGGTCTGGAACGACACCGACGGCGCCGGCAACCTGGCCGCCTGCATGGCGAGCTTTAAGGCCCGCAGCGGCGACGGAGGCACCTGGCACATCCAGGACGACGTGATCCTCGCCCGGGATTTTGCGGAGCGCTGCCGGGAACATGACGAAGGCGTCGTTTACGGCTTTTGCTGCGAATACTTCACCGACGACCCCAAGCAAACCGGGCGCGTCAGCGTCGAGGACGCCTGGCACAGCTTCCAGTGTGTCCGGATCCCGGACGCCTACGCCCGCGAATGTGAGCAATGGCTCCACGGCGAGGGCAGGAACAACGAAAATTATCCCCTCTGGATCCGCAGCGGCAAGATGGACGACAGCGTCTTTCGGACGTTTCTGATCGAAAAGCACGGGCGGGAGACGGTGGAAAACTTAAAGCCCTGCCTCGTGGATCATGTGGACTTTATCCTCGGCGGCAGCGTCCTCCACCCATGGCGCGGGCATCTGGCCCGGGCGACCTTCTGGGAGGACGAAGACATCGTCCGGGCGCTCAAAGAGAGCGTCAAGGGCCATGTGCAGTATGTTTGAGATCAATCGCGCCTTAAGCGCTTTGATAATTTCGCCGGCGGGCGTCACAACGCGACGGTGAGGGACGCGACCCCGTAAAAAGCGTAGCCGAAAGAAAGGAATGAGCCATGCAGAGAAAAGACATTACCGACCTCTGGCCTGACGCCACCAAGGAGCAGATCGACAAGCTCATGAGCATCAACGGGGCCGACATCAACGCAGCCAAGGGCGATATGGCAGGCCTCCAGACGCAGCTGACAGCCGCGCAGAGCGAGCTTCAGAAGCTGAAGGACGGTGCCGCCGGAAAGCCCGACGAGCTGAAGGAAGCGAAGGACGCCATCGCGGCGCTGACGAACGAGCTGAACGGCATGAAGCACGCCGATCAGGTCCGGCAGGTGCGCGAAAAGGTTTCCGGCGAGAAGAAGGTCCCCGCTTCCCTGCTTACCGGCGAAACCGAGGAGGCATGCACGGCTCAAGCCGACGCCATCCTGGCCTTTGCCAAATCCGGCAGTTATCCGGCTGTCCCGGACGGCGGCGAGGCAAGCCCCAGCAGCACCGTCGCCACGCGCGATAAATTCGCAAACTGGGCGAAGGACAACCTTTAATTTTCTGAAAGGAGGACATGCACAATGTCCGGTATCTCTACCAATCGCTCCAACGTGACGCTGCCCGCAGAGGTCTCTCAGGAGATTCTCCAGAAGACCCAGGAAGCCAGCGCCATCATGCAGCTGGCCCGTCAGATCGCTCTGCCCGGCCGCGGCGTGCAGATCCCCGTCATCACCTCCGATCCCTCCGCCGGCTGGGTCGCTGAGACCGGCGCAAAGCCCGTCAGCAATCCCGGCCTGAGCACCAAGCTCATGCAGGCCTATAAGCTGGCCGTCATCGTCCCCTTCTCCGACGAGTTCCGGCGCGACGCCGCCGCCCTCTACGACGCCCTGGTCGCCCGCCTGCCCCTCGCGCTGGCGCAGAAGTTCGACCAGACCGTCGTCGGCGCTGTCGCCAAGCCCGGCGAGAACTTCGACAACTTCGCCGCCTGCACCGCGCAGAGCCTAATCGCGACCGAAAGCCCGAAGCATTCCACCTATGACGGCCTCGTCTCCGCCTATGAGGACATTGCTACGGCCAACGGCAGCCTGAACGGCTTCGCCCTCTCCCCTGCCGCCATCGGCATCCTGCTCGGCGCTACCGACACGACCGGCCGCCCGATCTTCATCAGCTCCACCGCCGAGGGCGGCGTGAACCGCGTGCTCGGCGCCCGCACCCTGGAAAGCCGCGGCATCTACAAGGCCGGCTCCGCCGCCGCCGACAGCACCGCCGGCACCCCCGCCATCGTCGGTATCGCCGGCGACTGGAGCCAGGCGATGTACGGCACCGTCGAGGGCGTCCAGATCCGTTTCGCGGATCAGACCGGCCTGACCATCAACAGCGAGCAGGTCAACCTCTGGGAGCACAATATGTTCGCCGTCCGCGCCGAGATCGAGCTCGGCTTCCGCGCCGACACCGCGTGCTTCAACCTGCTGACCGGCGCCACGCCTGCGGCCTGACATGCTGAAGCTCATCAACACCCGCGGCGGCGAGACGTGGGTCCATGAGTCCCGGCTCGACGAGTATCTCGCCCGCGGCTTCAAATTCGCCGCGCCGCCGATGCCGGCACCGCCTGAGCCGAAGGCTGCGTCGAAATCCGACACGCCGAAGAAAACCGCCAAGAAAGCGAGGTAAAACACTATGGCTGCCTATGCAACCGTCCAGGACGTCCAGGACCGCATGACGCGGACCATGAGCGCCGACGAGGAGGCCATGTGCGGCACGCTGCTGGACGACGCCGCCGTCATCATCGACACATTCAACGTCAACGCCACGGACGACGCAAAGAAGATCGTCTCCTGCCGCATGGTGATCCGCGCCATGGGCAACGGCGAGGACAGCAGCGTCCCGCCGGGCGCCACGCAGGGCAGTCGAAGCGCCCTCAGCTATTCGCAGAGCTGGACCATCGGCAGCGGCGGCGCAGTCGGCGAGCTTTACCTCGGCAAGCTGGAGCGCAAGCTGCTTGGCTGCGGAGAGCAGATCGGCAGCTACAGCCCCGTGCAGGAGCTCGTCCCGACGCCGATCCCGGAGGTGCCGCAATGAGAGGCGTGACCGTTACGCTTTACCAAAAGACCGGGACGAGCGAGACGGACGCTTTCGGAGCGCCGATCTACACAGAGACCGCCGTCACGGTGGACAACGTCCTCATCGGCGAGCCGACGACGGACGACATCACGACGGCGACGGATCTGTACGGCAAGCGCCTGGCATGCGTGCTCGGCATCCCGAAGGGCGACGCCCACAACTGGCGCGACGCGCGCATCGAGTGGACGGACGCCTACGGCACGACGCACAAGCTGCGCTCCTTCGGCTTCCCGATCACGGGCGTCGAAGCGCTCGTGCCCGGCCCGTGGCACATGAAAGTGATGTGTGAGGAGATTGAGTAAAGTCCGCATCGAGCTCAATCTTCCGGGCATCAACGAGGTCATGAAAAGCGAGGCGATCCGGGAGACGCTCCAGCAGGCCGGGAACAAGGTCGCCGCTGCCGCTTCCGCGATGGACGGCGCCGACTACGCCGCGACCACGCAGACGATCAACTGGATCGCCGTGACCAACGTCTTCCCAAACTCGAAGGAAGCGGCGCACAAGAACTTCGAGAACAACACGCTTTTGAAGGCGATGGGAGGCTGACATGATCGAAAAAACCGTCCTCGACTATCTGAACGCGCTGTCGGACGCACCGGCGCCGGCGCTGATGGAGGTCCCGGAAGGCGGGATCACGCCGCCGTGCTGGATCATCGAGCGCACTGGCGGCGGGACCCTGGAAGGCCACGTCGGGACCGCGACGCTCGCGATCCAGAGCTACGGCGCCACGCTTTACGCCGCCGCGGCGCTCAACGAGCGGCTCAAAACCGCCATGAAGGAAATGCCCGCGCTGGACGACGTCGCATCCGTCCGGCTCAACAGCGACTACAACTACACCGACACGACGAAACGGCTTTACCGCTATCAGGCCGTCTTCGACGTTATTCACTACTAAGGAGGGCAAGCAATGTCCAAAAACGCAGAAAACGTTTCCGTCGGCAAGCCTGCCGTCGCCGGCGCGGTTTTCAACGCACCGGCCGGGACCTCGCTGCCGACTTCCACGTCCGCCTCGCTCAACTCGGCCTTCAACGACCTCGGCTATGTCAGCGAAGACGGCGTCACCAATTCGACGAGCCTTACCGCGGAGCAGATCAAGGCCTGGGGCGGCGACGTCGTCGCGGTCCCGCAGACTGAGAAGGTCTCGACCGTGAAGCTGAAGCTGATCGAGGCGACGAACACCGACGTCCTCGGCGCCTACTTCGGCACCGCGAACGTCAGCGGCACGCTCCAGACCGGCATCACGGTCAACGTCAATGCCAAGGAAATCCCGGAAAGCGCGTGGGTCATCGACACGATCCTCCGCGGCGGCACGGCGCAGCGCCTCGTGATCCCGCGCGGCAAAATCAGCGAGCTCGGCGACGTTGTCTACAAGGACAACGAGGTCATCGGCTACGAGCTGACGCTGACCTGTCTGCCGGACAGCTCCGGCAACGCGCAGTACATCTACACCAAGGCGCCGGCCTCGACCTGATCGGAGGCGCTGAGAGATGCTGACTGGAACCACGTCCACGGGCTTCGCCTGGAAGGTCGAAGAGGAAGCGCTGGACGACATGGAGCTGCTGGACGCGCTCGTCGCGTGGGACAACGGCGCCGGCGAAGCGTCCTCGACGGTCTGCCTTCACCTGTTGGGGAAGCAGCAGCGCGCCGCGCTCTACGATCACCTGCGCGACGAAAACGGGCGCGTGAAGCTCACCGCGGCCGTGGCGGCGGTCAACGAGATCCTCGCCGAGATCCGCGACGGAAAAAAATCCTAGCCCTCGCGCACATGGCGGTCGCGGATGAGGATGCGCTGCGCTGCGACTTCGCGCAGGTCTATCACATCCTCGATTATCGACGGCTGCCGCTTCGCACGGCAGCCGTTTTTGCGTGGGGGCTACCAGATGACAGCCGCATCAAGCGCGCTCTGACCGGCGCGCGCCTCAACATACAGACGGCGCTGCTCGCGCGGATCTTCGACGGCGTGATGCTGCTGATCTGGCAGCGGACGGACGACGGCGTCCACGGCCGCAACCGTCCGAAGTCGCTGTTTGACGCGCTGACCGGCTCCGCGGACGCGGAGAAGGAGATGCGCTACGCCAGCCCGGCGGATTTCCGCGCGGCCTGGCAGGAAATCACCGCAGGAGGTGATAAGAATGAGTAATCTTGCAACAGCTTATGTCCAAATAGTTCCGACGATGAAGGGCGTGAAAAACGACCTGACCAACATGCTTGACGGCGTGGGCGGCTCCGCCGGCGCGTCCAGCGGCAAGACCTTCGGCGCCAGCTTCGGCAAAGCCGCGAAGGGCGCGCTCAGCTTCGCCGGAAAGGCGGCGCTCGCGGGCGTGACCGCCGCCGCCGGCGCGGCCTCCGCCGTCGCGAAAAACGCCATCGAGAACTACGCCGACTTCGAGCAGCTCTCCGGCGGCATCGAGACGCTCTTCGGGAGCAGCGCGCGCACGGTCATGAAAAACGCCGACGCCGCCTTCCAGACGGCGGGCATGTCGGCCAACGAGTACATGGAGACGTCGATCTCCTCCGCCGCCGCGCTCATCAATTCCCTCGGCGGCGATCAGGCCGCCGCGGCGAAGCTGATGGACATGTCGATCACAGACATGGCCGACAACGTCAACAAAATGGGGACGAGCATGGAGGCCGTACAAAACGCCTATCGCGGTTTTTCGCGCGGGAACTTCACGATGCTCGATAACCTCGCGCTCGGCTTCGCCGGGACCAAAGAAGGCATGCAGGAGCTCCTCAACAAAGCGCAGGAGCTCTCCGGCGTCAAGTATGACATCAACAGCTATGCCGACATCGTCAACGCGATCCACGTCGTCCAGGACGAGATGGGCATCACGGGCACGACCGCGAAGGAGGCGTCGGAGACGATCTCCGGCTCCATCGCGTCGATGAAATCGGCCTGGCAGAATCTCCTGACGACGGTCGCCTCCGGCAACGGCGACGTCGCCGGCCAGACGGCGAAGCTCGTCGCCTCCGTCAAGACCGTCGGCAAAAACCTGATCCCGGTCGTGAAGGACGCGCTGAAGGGCTTCACGTCCGTTGTGAAGGAGCTCGCGCCCGCGATCGCGCACGAGCTGCCCGGCCTCGTCAACGACGTGCTGCCGGATCTCGTGACCGCCGGCGTCGAGCTCGCGGTCGGCCTCGGCGAAGCCCTGGCCGAAAACGCGCCGCAGATCATCGCGACGCTG